AACCCGGCTCACGGAGGCAACAACCTTGCCTCGTACGCCGACGTCAAGTCGGCGGTAGAGAAGCTCCCAGAAGACCATTACAACCTCATCGTGTGGCGATACAAGTACCAGTACACGTTCGAGCAGATCGCCCTTGAGACCGGGACCTACCGACAGGCAGCACGAGAACGCCACGAGGCTGCCGTGAGGGCCGTTCAGACCCTGCTTGGGGAGCAGCCCCTGACAGACCTTCGCAGGGGCTTCAGCGGGCGCACAGAGGCTTCTGGTAACGCCGCTGCGACGGCTCGCACGGAGCGAGACTACGAGGGGTGATGTTACGAGTGGGTGTGACGGAGTCGAACCGTTAGACGTGCGTCACCTCCTTGCGAGAGGCGCTGATACCGATCAGCTTCACACCCTAGGGGCCCAGCCTTACCGGCTGGGCCTTTCTGCTACTTGAGGATCACGCTCCCGACGAACAGGCCGACAAGATAGCAGGTGACGCCATAGAGCGGCACCACGAACCACCTATTCACTTCTTCACCTCGCGCTGGAGTCGGCGGATCGCATTCTCACGCAGGATGTTGCCGATCGACAGACAGAGAATGGCCATCCACTGAATCGAGTCGGTGATGCTCACGTTCACTCCTCTCCGGACCACGCACGGAGCGCGTCATCCGCATCGATATCGTCGTCCACCATGTACTCGATAGCATCCTGAAGACGCTTCGCCCGGTCACGCCAGTGCACAGCGGTACCCACCACGCCTGCCAGAAGCAGGCCACTCACGAACGTCAGGGTGTTAGGCCTCACCACTCACCGCTCCCCTTGATCTCTCGCTTGTAGTACTGGACCAGGTTCTTGTTGGAGTCCACGTTCAGGATACCCGACTTCAGGTCCCGCATAAGGACGCACGCGGGGGCGGTGGCGATGATCTCGAACACGTGCTCGCGCTGATGCTGAGACACCTGGTCACCGACAGACCAGTCCGGATTGGACCAGGCCTCATCGATCTCAGCGTCGGTCATCTCGAGCATCTTGCCCTTGCCGTCAACCTCAATGCGACGCTTCGGCCGGAACTCCTCACAGTACTCCCATGTCGGTGGGGACAGAGGGCCGAGCCAGCCGTACGAAGAGGTCTCGTGGACGATCCACACCCTCCCCGCCTGATCGTCGAGCCACGCGACTCGACGTACCTTGCCGTCGTACGGGCCCTTGAGCAGCATGCCTACCCTAAGGGGCGTGGCAGGCTTCCTGACGGCACCGAGGAGCATCTCATGGAACCCGTCGACAATCTCAGTAGCGATCTCCTTGAGAGATCGCCCCTCGTTGCGGTCGGTGTCCAGGAAGCGCATAACCTCATCGATCTGCTGATTACGGCCTGGAAGGGACAATCGCCACCACCTCCTTGGAGATCTTGTAGCCGACGACGGCCACCAGGTCGACCTCGTATACCCATGCAGCGAGGTCGGAGCCCTTGACGTACGACTTGGCGTACGACTTGGCGTCGCCCTCGGGGTCGGAACCTCCGGCGCACACCTCGATGACGTTCCCGTCCGTGAGGGCGTACCGGGCGCTGGGCGACTTGGACGCTACGTAGACTTTCACTACCTCTCCTTCCGCTTGCTGCGGACTGGCCAGCACAGAGCGAAGAAACCTCATCATCGGCGTCCACTCCTAGAGGCGTGCCTACTTATTTTTCGGCAACTCTGTGCTGACTAGACCGCCACCACCCGGAGGTGGTGGACGGATGGATGGATCAATGGTCAACCGGCTCGATGACGATCGGGCATGTCGCTCTTCCAGGCCATCAGGACTCCTTCCTGACCATTACGGCGCCCGCACGGCGGGTGGCCTGACCGGTGGACTGATTGAACGAGAACCACCACGCCCGGCTGTTCCACACTCCAAGCTGGAGCCTGGCGAACTTGACCGTCTGCTTAGACGTCATAGCAGTCTGCTTCCATCTTGAACGGGTCGGCGTACAGTTCCCGGACGTACAAGTCGTTGCACGTCGGGGAGCAGATCACTTCGGGGCTTTCGAACATCTCGCCCCCACAGATGATGCACTTGGTATCGTCTGCCCAGTTCACCTTACGAAACATGACGTTCCCTTTCTACGGGCACTTGCGTGCCAGCGAGCGGGGGAGGAGTTGCACCTCCCGAAGGGCTTGATTACCCGCCGCCCTGCCTTACCTACTGGTCGAGGTCTTTCAGGGCGCTACGAAGGGCTTCACCCCACGTGTTCCCATCATCCTGGGCGCTCTGCGCCGAATTGAGCGCAGAGAATGTCCACCAGGAACCCTCGATGACCCCCTCGTGCACCAACTGGTCCAGCAGCTCGTAGGCCGGGACGCCGCCAAAGCGAGCGTCCGCCCTTTCCAGCCGCTCGATGCTCACGCCGAGACCGGCGAGGAACTGACCCACAATGCAGTCAGGCTTGCCCTCGTGAACGTAGACGCACTTGGTGCCCGCAGTGTCCGGACGCTGGGTATAGACGAAGTCCTCACCAGCCGCATCGACAAGGGTCTGAAGGCCCGTGCGAACAGCGTTGTCGGTGACCTGGATCATAGCGATTCCCCTTTGAACAGAAGCGCCCTTACGGCGCTTCCCGTGGGTGTCCTGGACTCGAACCAGAATGTATGCCGTTCACCCTACCGCTGTCCTACCAACTTTCGGTCCAGTCGGTCCGGAAGGGGTTCAGCTCCGGACCGACATCGGAGTAGTTCACGTACATGTACTCTCCGACCATCTCGGAGGTTGTCTCGTACTCCTTCTTGGCGTCCTCGATCTTTTCGATCACTCGCAGCCGAGTCCTGCCGGACGACACGAAGTCGTCCACGAAGATCCAACGCTTGCCGAGCTCGCCGAGCAGACGACCCTTGCCGTGATGGCTGTCGTCGGTCTCCTTGCGGATGAGCACGAACTTCTTGCCCATCGCGAGGGCCAGGGCGGGGATGACAACGCTGCCCGAAAAGCCAGTACCGACCAGCGTGTCAAAATCCACGTCACGGAGTCGGTCTGCGGCAGTCTGGATCACCTCAGAGAGGTTGAAAAGGGCGCTGTCCATGTAGTACGTGTTGAACCGGGCCATCACGACTCCCCTTCAGGAGCGTCCCTGTGACGCTCCCCGCGAGTGCCGGGGACTCGAACCCCGGAGTGTGCCGCTCACCCTTACTTGCTCCAGTCGCACGCCATCTGGACGAACATCCATCCGAAGATCAGTGCGAGAAAGATGTTCTCACTCACCGTACGCATCCTCACGCTGGCAGTCCTCGAACGGCTCACACTCGGCCTCTTCGCACTCCCAGCACATCGCTCCGGCCACGCCTATAGCGGTCTCGAAGCAGTCCCGGCATGCGCACGGCCGGTATCCACTCTCCGGGGCCTTGTGCACCACCGACACATCGGTGATACGACCGGCGGGAGTGAGGACCACCGACACGGCCTTGCCGACGACGTGCGAACCGATCCAGTAGGAAATGGACTGGTTCGCCGACGTCCGATTGGACGTGCCATCCTCAAAGGTGATCAGCCAGTTCGGGTTGCCCAGCATCGAGTTGTTGAGACGCTCGACGCTGGAGACAATGCCGTCCTTGACGATGACTTTGCTCATGTCCACTCCCTTACTTCAGCCTGTCACGCTTTGGCGTGACAGAACAGTGCCCCCTCACGACTCGAACGTGAGTGTATGCCATCAGGGCTGCCTCGCTATGGAAGCGTGATGCCGCCATCCTTGAAGGGATGCCAGGGCGTCTCACGCCAGTCCAGAACGTTGTTGCTGCCGTTCTCGGACGGGCTTGTCTTGCGAACGAAGTGCACGGCGTAGTCGTAACGCCACGGGTCCGTGTAGGGCTCGTACGGCTGGCTGGCATAGAACGTGCCCGTGCCGTCACCGTTGTCCTCGTAGCCACCTTCGAGCCACTGGAGGGCGTCTCGGACCTCATCCTCAAGGTCCTCGTCGTTCTCGTCGCAGTCCACCACGGGGCGGACATCGTTGCGGCTTTCGTGAAGCGTGACGGTAGACCACGATCGGTCGATCCAGCCGTGCTCTTCGATCGCGTCCTCAAGACGGATGGTGTCGGTCTCGGGGTCGAAGTCGGAGTCATCCTCCCACTGCTCCCGAACCTCAGCTTCCGTCTGGCCGGTCATCTCGGCGTACTCCTCCACCGTGGCCTCCCACTTAGCGCGGGAACACGTGATGAAAGCGAAGATGTGTGCCATTGTGTCCACTCCCTTGGTGATCACCATACTTGCGCATGGCACCCCGGCCCCGAAGGGCCGGACGCTCTGGGCCTAAGCCGGTTTAAAGTCGCCCAGACGACTAGTACAGCTCGATCGTGTGCAGCAGCTCCCACTTCCAGCCCGTCCACTTCCGGGCTGTCAGTTGGGCGTACCCATAGGCGGGGCTGGCGTCCTTCGTGAACTTGTACAACGTGCCGTTGCGCTTGACGGTGCGCTCGGCGAACTCCAATGTGACCTTGCGGTTCATGTCCGTCCCTCTCTTGCCTGTTCGAGATCATCGAAAGCCTGCTCCCAGGCGTCCATGATCCGCTTGACTTCCCACGGATCCATGCCCAGCCTCTCGGCTGTCAGGATCTCGGTGTCCGTGGGGTGCCCTTCCGGCTGGCTGTTCATCACTCACCCAATCCGGTGCACCGCTTGATCCGGTACCCCTCGTACTGCCCGAAGAAGCCCTCGGCGAAGGCCTCGGCCTCCCAGTAAGTGTCAAAGTCCTCTACGAACAGTTGACGCTGGAGAATGCTCTTGGCTTCCGGGCGGAGTGCGTACAACTCGTACCACACGCTTTGGTCCTGATACTCATTCACGAGAGGCCGCCCTTAAGGCGACTCTCGAACGGATCACGCTCTGCGTAGATCCTCACGCCATCGCCACCTGATAGACCACGTGGTCAGCGGTGTTGGCGTACCCAGCCAGGGACCACACTTCGTAGTCCAGGTCGGATGCCCATACCGAGCCGCCTTCGCGGAAAGCCTTGTAGGCCTCCCGGTAATCCCGGTTGGCCTGCTGTGCTTCGAGCAGAGCGGCGTACAGTTCGATGTCCATGGTTGTCCTTCCCTTTGTTACTGCGTGCCCCGGAGAGGAGTCGAACCTCTCTACAACCACTCGGGGCGGCACTGCTAAGCGTGCTGGTCGTGAGCGTGAATGCGGCCACCTTCGGGGGTGATCCACACGACCACCTGGTCCTTGTGGTTCGGCAGCATCTCGTTGTGCTGAGACATCGCGCTGTAGTACCACTCGGCCTGATAGGGCTGCTCGACGATCTCGCCGTCCAGGATGAAACGGCAGGTGTAGGTACTCATATGGCTACTTCCCGCTTCCGTTGAGCTTGCGGATCTCTTCCGTGGTGCGCGGCTCATCGCAGTACCAGCACTCGGAGTGCCAGACGTTGTTGAACCGTTCGCACACCTTGCAGAACCAGCCTCGCATGATCAGACCTCCACGATTCGTACGGTGTCGGGGCGCTCGTCGTCCATGATATCCATGGCCGCGTCTTGCGCCTCGTACCAGTCGTCGTGAGACGAGACGGTCACCCAGCAATTGGTAAACACCTGCTGAAGTTCGTACATGATCAGACCTCCACGAAGTACGTGGCGAACAGGTCCGCGTCGAACCAGGCAACCGAGTTGTCATCGAAGAGGACGGCCCTAGAGCCGTCCTTACGCTGTCCCACCGTGATGCCAACCAGGTTGGTCACGGTGTTCTTGACGTTGATCATCCTGTCCTTCTTTCTCTGCGGAGCCATGGAGGTACAGGTAGACAGTCTTTCGGTTGTTGCCACTCACCCGAGTACGCAGGTGCGCCCCTACCCAAACCTTAGGTACATGGGCTGACGCTTCCATAGCACTCGGGTGAGCACAGTCCACCCGATCATGTCCACCTGTACAACCACTAGCTCTTACAGGGAATGCCCAGGCGCCCCGAAGGGCGCCTAGACGTTGGACCGTCTGGTGAGCTAGCTCGATGTTCGTGGCACGCATTAAGCCCTGCCCAACGTCCTTGATCCTCGCGTTCGGTGCACACCTTCTCTGTGGAAGCAGCAGGGGAGTACCTAGCGGCGGGGAGGACGTTGGCGGACGGCATGAAAGCCGCTAGCGACCGAGTGTCGCTCACCAGACGTCTTACTATTCAGTGCTCCCACCGTCCGGGGCTTGTCCCACAATGCCATCCTCGCCGGTCACGGGTGGGCTGCTTCCGCAGTACTCCACAGATGAGCTTCGAGGCCTGGTGAGGCCGCGTCAGATGTTCGCACTGTTGAGTTATCAAGGAACGTGGTTCCCAGCACCACCCTGACCCTTGTGGGGCCTTGCGCTTGCTGGCTCTTGCGTGTCCTGCCGTGGTGCTGAGGTCGACCTTGCCCTAGCACTAGCGGCTTGTCAACCCCTTCGTGAGGGCCCTTACGGTTCCCCTCAGCCCCTTTCGGGGCGATGAGCGCTGCTTACCGGCCACCCTCTCGGGCGACAGTCCGCACTTTGCGTCAGACGCTGTGGGCTTCCAGTCACAGACTGGACGGCGCTTGCCACTCGGGAGCCTTGCTGGCCTCCCCGTCATCCGTGCTGGCCTGACAACGAGAACATTGGCTGTTTGCTCGAATCTCGTCAAGCATCGCAGGTCAGAGCTATTGTGAACACCTGCTGTTTGCTTGTGCGGCACCCCGAGCAAACGCCTGATTCCCCTAAAGAATCATGGAACTTTCTCTCCGAAGCAGGTCAGCGCGCCAGCGCTGCCCATAGGCGGGGGAAGCAGGGCAGAACGGACACATCGGATAGCTGCAAGGGACAACAGTACAAACATTGCTACAGAGCTGGGGTAGAACGTCCACTAATGTCCGTTCTTGGTTTGCCGTTCGCTGCAAAGAACGGCCTTCTACGCGTAGGTACCTGCGCGCGTGTTCCCCCTGCTGATCACGTGAGGCTGCTCGTCGGAGTAATGGGCTGCTCATGTGAGCACCAATGCACTAGCGTCACCACCCTGGTAGGTGACATCCCCTTATCGTCACACTGACGCTATCTATTGCCCCCTTGTCAGCATGTCAGGACATAGTCCCCCTCCACAAACCAGGGCAATCGCGCTCAATCGTGCACAATCAGGCCATCATGGCTGATTATCGTACACATACACACGGTTCGGCCCATGTCACCTCACATCGGCACAGAGTCGGACACAGTGGACACCGCGAACCAGGGCGTAGCACCACACATCCCCCACGGTGGGGCACATCGGACATCGAGGCACATCTGTGTACGCAGCGGGAGGAACCGGACCCGGGGGTTTTAACTGGGAGCGGACACTGGTTGTGTGAGACCCCATACAATTTTGTCATAAAACTTGACGGGGACAGGAGGACTAGATGTCACTCTGTGTACACCAAGACCCCGGTCTATGGTTACCCTCCGAAGTACTTTGGTAAAGGTTTGGCAAGATGTCCTTTCGGGAGGCCCATGAAAGCCCTCATACTATAAGTACAGGTTGAACCTGCGAAGCGGTTCGCTGAACAAGCAACAAGAGGGATGCGCAACCAGCCGACCCACAGGGAGGCTGGAACAGGCGCCTACAGTCTTAAGGCGATGGGCAGGCCCCTGGAGGGGCTGCCTACCCTGGTACCCATCCGTTCCCGGAACCTCCCCCGCTCCAGGACACCAGCCCCCAGGCTGGGGGCCGTAACAGTCAAGCACCAGTCCAAAGGGGAGTCAAGTGGCCAGACCAGTTAACAGGACCACCAGGGAGAAGAAGGACACGATCCTCACGTATCTGAGGAAAGGTATCCCATTGGCCAAGGCCCTGTCGGACCTTGGCATCACTAAGCAGGCTGTTCAGTACTACAAGGAGTCTGACAAGCAGTTCCGAGAGGACTACAAGAGACTCAGCCAGATGGAGTCTGCCAGTTCCATGGTGGACAAAGTTGAACTACCCGACTTCCCCGAGTTCTGTGAGAAGTACCTGGACACCAAGCTGTTCAATCATCAGCTTCAATGGTATGACGTCCTTGAGGGACGTCCTCCCCGTAACCTTCATGAGAACCAGGTGTTCAAACAGGGTGATCCTGGAATGCTCATCGTGAACACGCCGCCCGAGCATGCGAAGAGCACGACGATCACCGTGAACTACGTTACGTACCGAGTTTGCCAGGATCCGAACATCCGAGTGATCATCGTGTCCCAGACTCAGGAGATGGCCAAGCGGTTCCTCAGAGCGATCAAGGATCGCCTGGCAGGAGTGAACCCGTCGTACCGCAAGCTCCAGGCCGACTTCGCTCCGGACGGTGGCTTCGATGCCAACTCGGCATCCTGGACCGCTGACAGTATCTACGTGAACGCGGAAGCCCGAGACTCCGGCGAGGCGACGCCTACCGTGCAGGCCCTGGGCATGACCGGTCAGATCTACGGCAACCGTGCTGACCTCATCATCCTCGACGACACAGTGACGGGTAAGAACGCTCATGAGTTCGAGAAGCAGATCGACTGGATCCAGCGGGAGGTCATCAACCGACTCAGCTATCCCGGGGGCACCCTTCTACTGGTGGGAACGCGCCTTGCTCCTGTTGAGCTCTACTCCGAGA